GCAGGTGGTCGAATCACTAATTGGTTCGAAGATTCAGGGTATACTGGCGCATTTCAAATTTGCACTGCAAAAGATAGAACTTGGATCCACGCCGACAGTTTTAATACTTGGGCGGCTGTTTGCTACCTGACTCCAGATGCACCACTATCATCTGGAACTGCTTTGTATCGATGGAAAGAAACAAAAGAATACGAACGAACTGACAACAAAGCACCATATCTTGATGGATATGATTACACGAAATGGGAAAAGGCAGATTATGTTGCGAACAAATATAATCGTATCGTTCTCTATCGTGGCAATTTATATCATGCTTCGCTAGATTATTTCGGCAATAATTTAGAAAATGGTCGATTGTTTCAAACTTTCTTCTTTAATACGGAATACTGATGAAGATCTTACATGTAGTGTTTTCTACAAATCGCATCAGATATTTGTTGCCAACTTTAGAGTCTTTAAAGAATCTAGACTACGGCAATCATATCGTCGATAAACTAATCATAGACGACTATCCGAGAAATAGAAATCTTGCTATATTCGATTTAATCTCGAAGGTTTATGGATTTAATGTAAGATTTAATGAAACTAACTTGGGGCTTTCTGTCAATTGGAGTGCGTTCTTCGATTGGCTCAAAACGCAAGACTATGATTACATCTTACATCAAGAGGACGACGTATTATTGACAAGCCCCATTCGGATTGATGATTTGATCACGGTTCTAGAATCAGATGAAAAGATGGCTTCAGTTGTCCTTCAGCGCCAGCCATGGTATTTCCACGAAACAGAATCTGCCATTGATCCGACCGACGTTAAAATTGGGAACTATTACTATAGTCAAAACGTAAAGACTTTCCCGATTATATTCTCTTTGTATCGTAAGAACGTAATCGAATATGCGTTTCGAGAGTACTGGAAATTCAACGTGAACGAAGGAATGATCATGGTTTATCTAAACTTCTTCCATCAGATGTATTCTGCGACTCTAAAAGGATCAAATGGAGAAAATCTAATCTTTCACATCGGTGAAGAAACTGTCGGTAAACGACTTGAACAAGGAGAGCCAAACTGGGAACAATTTGCGCATATGGATCCGAATCGAGTCTACGACTCTAGAAATGGGAAATTGGTGGAGTAACTAAATATAGAATACACAGAGAGGTTCTAAATGGCGCAACCTAGCACTCGAACTCAACTTAAAGATTACTGCCTCCGCAAACTCGGATTTCCCGTAATTGATATCAATGTCGACGATGACCAGCTCGAAGATCGTATTGATGACGCTCTTCAGCATTTCTCCAATTATCACTACGATGGAACTGAACGAGTCTATTTGGCACAGGCTTTAACAAACGCAGACATTCTAAACGGATATTTGCGACTTTGCGATAACATCGTGGGTGTTTCTCGCGTATTCGCGTTTACAGGAACAACAGTTGGTTCGACATCTTCGACTGGTTTTAATATGTTTGACATTAACTATCAGTTGCGCCTAAACGATTTCTATAATTTAACATCCTCTTCATACACATACTACGTTATTGCTCGAGAGCATCTAGCAATGCTTGATATGATCGTTACTGGCGAGATGCCATACACATATAATCGAAAAGTAAACAAACTAGAAGTTATCACCGATTGGAATAAATTTAATGTCGGAAACTATATGGCTTTCGAAGCGCATAGAGTTGTCGACGAAGAAACTTATAGCAAGGTTTATAACGACTTGTGGTTGAAGGAATATACCACTGCTCTATTTAAACAGCAATGGGGAACAAATTTAAAGAAATATGGTAACTACGTTCTTCCAGGCGGTTTGGTTATTAATGGTCAACAAATTTATGACGAAGCATCGTTAGAAGTAGAAAAACTAAATGAAAAACTTCGCGACACATACGAAGAACCAACAATGTTCTTAGTGGGTTAAAATGTCAACATCGGTATATTTTAATAATCAAAGAGCAACCGTTGAGCAAAATCTTCTTGAGGATTTGATTATCGAATCAATCAAGAATCACGGCATTGACGTTTATTATCTCCCAAGAGAATCGCAATCATATATTGGTGAACTATTTGGCGATGATCCAGTTAAATCATATCGAAAGGCGATCAAAATAGAAATGTATCTTGAGTCTTTCCAAGACTATGAGGGTAATAAAGAATTCTTCTCTAAATTTGGTCTCGAGATTCAGGAAACTGCTCGTTTGTGTATGGCTCGCAGAAGATTTGAGCGCCAAGTAAGCAGAATAATGGGTAGTGGTTGGGAAGTACCAAAAGAAGGCGATCTAATCTATCTACCAATTCAATACAAACTAATGGAAATTAAGTTTGTTGAAGAAGAAAAGAACTTCTTCCAATTAGGCAGAGACTCAAAAAATCCTTACATGTATGGATTGACCGTTGAAGCATTTAAGTATAACGGTGAATTGTTTCAAACTGGCACTGAAGAAATTGATCGCATTGCTGACGTTCAAGGTTATGCGTTAGAATTAAATGTTGACGCTGGAGGAACTGGTACGTTCGAGCACTTTGAGGTTGTGTATCAAGGCGCAAGTCTTGCTACTGCAACTGCGAAAGCAATTGTTGCTAAATGGGATCTGCCAACGAGAAAATTGAAATTAAGAAATATCTACGGTGCGTTTGCTGGTGGTACATTGATCAAAGGGGTTACGAGTAACGCTCAATGGACATTACATGAAGCGCCAGATGTAATGAGAAATATTAATAATGAAGCCATGGAAGATAATGAAAGAGTCGAGCAAGAAGCTGACGGAATTATCGACTTCACTGAGATCAATCCTTTTGGTGAGCCATAATGTTATCTAATATTCACTTTTATCATCGCGTCACTCGTAAGATGGTGGTTGCATTTGGAACATTGTTTAATAATATTCGTTTGGTTCGCTATAACAAAGCAGGCACTCAAGAGATTGAACGTATTAATGTTCCATTGCAGTATGCGCAGAAAGAAAAATTCTATCAACGTATAACGCAAGATCCTGAACTCACAAAAGAAGTTCAGATCACATTGCCAAGAATGTCATTCGAATTGACAGCAATCACGTATGATCCATTGAGAAAGAGAAATCTATTCACCGAAAGTTTTTCTCCTGAAACAAACTCAACAGTAAAATCTATTCGTACAACTCCATATAATTTTGAGTTTGAATTGAACATCTATGTGCGTAACACTGAAGACGGCACTCAAATTGTTGAGCAAATTCTACCATACTTTAATCCTGACTATAATCTAACCATTGACATTATTGGTTTAGCTGATCAAAAAGTAGACGTGCCGTTTATTCTTCAAAACGTTACATACAGCGTTGATGACGTTGGTACTGGAGAAACAACAAGAGTATTAGTTTGGACTCTAACATTTACTGCGAAAGGTTATATGTTTGGTCCAATTGTTTCTCGCGATGTCATTCGAAAAGCCACAGCAAATACATACAATTCAATTTTCGAACTAGACAACAAGCGTTCATTGACAATGAATGCAAGTACTGGCACTGGCAACTATCAGGCTGGCGAACTAGTATATGAGGGGCGCACATTGAGCGCAGCAAATGCAACAGGCTTTGTTGATAGTTGGAGCAATACAACTAAAACATTAATTGTTTCCGATGTAAACGGAATTCTCAGAGCAGATCGCTATTTGACTGGCGCAGTCACAAACACTGCGTATAAAATACAAACGTTTAACACTGCAGACAGTCAGTTAAGTAAACTAGTTATTGTACCAAATCCAATTACAGCAAATGCTCAAACAGCATTTGGTTTTGATGAAACAATTCTTGAGTTCCCAAATATAAGTTAATATGAGCGAAGTTGATAAAAATCTTTCTGATATTTTAAACACTGATTATATTCCTGTGGTGAGCGAGGGTAATAAAAGTGTTACTATTCATGAGCCAGACAGATCAGTTGATAATCCTGATGCTGACTATTCTCGTGCTAATTATTACAACCTTATCGAAAAGGGTAATGAGGCTTTGGACGGCATTCTTGAAGTGGCGAAAGAATCGCAGCATCCAAGAGCGTATGAAGTAGCAGCAAACATGATCAAGAATCTCTCTGATGTTACAGAGAAATTGATGATTTTACAAAAGCAGCAGCAAGAACTTCAGCCAAAAGAATCAGCAGCACCAACCAATATCAATGTAGACAAGGCAGTATTCGTCGGAAGCACTGCTGAGTTATTGCGACAATTAAAGAATGAATCCAATAGCGGCTAAATTAAAGCATTATCTTGGCAACCCCAAGTTAAAACGAGTTAACATGGCGATGAATCTTACGGAGGATCAAATCCGTGAGTTTGTCAAATGTGCTCAAGATCCAACATATTTTATCGAAAACTATGTTAAGATCATCACACTTGATAAAGGCTTCGTTCAGATTGAACTTTATCCATTTCAAAAACAAGTCGTCAATGATATCAATAATAATCGCCGTGTAATCGTAAAAGCAGGTCGTCAGGTCGGTAAGACTACGATCATCGTCGGATATATTCTCTGGTACATTCTATTCAATCAAGATAAGACCGTTGCGATTCTTGCAAACAAAGCCAGTACATCAAGAGAAATTCTTGCTCGTATCAAACTAGCATACGAAGCATTGCCAATGTGGATTCAGCAGGGAGTCAAAGTTTGGAACAAGGGTGACATTGAATTGGAAAACGGATGTCGTGTGTTGGCTAACTCTACAGCCTCTAGCGCGATTCGTGGTTTCTCTATCTCGCTATTGTATCTTGACGAGTTTGCATTCGTCCCAAGTAACATTGCTGAAGAATTCTTCACGTCCGTTTATCCAACGATTTCTTCTGGTACAACTTCGAAGATTTTAATCTCTTCAACGCCAAATGGCATGAATCACTTTTATAGGATGTGGACTGAAGCAGTTGAAGGTCAAAACGGATTTACACACGTTGAGGCTAACTGGCGTCAGGTTCCAGGTCGTGATCAAAAGTGGGCGGATGAACAACGCCGTGTTCTTGGTGAACAGAAGTTTCTGCAGGAAATGGAATGCGAATTCATGGGCTCATCAGGGACCCTGATCTCTGCAGCTGGACTCAAGTCTCTCGCATTTGTCAAACCACTACATTTAACTGAGAACGGAATTAAGATCTATCAAGCACCAATTCCAGAACACAGTTACATTATTATTGCAGATACTTCTCGCGGTAAAGGTTTAGACTACTCAGCGTTCAGTGTGATAGACGTCACCAGTATCCCATATCGACAAGTCTGTACATATAAAGATAATAATATTAGCCCTCTTGTATATCCATCGATCATCAAACGTATGGGTGATTACTACAATCAAGCCTATGTGTTAGTGGAAATTAACGACAACGGTCAGCAAGTAGTTGATTCTTTGTTTGAAGACTATGATTATGAGAATATTCTCTCAACCGTAGAGATTAAAGGTAAGGTTGCAATTACTTGGGGTTATGGAAACAAATCCTATAGAGGAATTCGAACAACAAAATCTGTGAAACGTCTTGGGTGCTCTCTCATGAAGAATCTTCTCGAAGGGCAAAAACTTATCGTACAAGATTTCGAAACCATATCAGAGCTCTCGACCTTTATATCTAAAGGAACAAGTTTTGAAGCGGAAGAAGGGAGTCACGACGACCTTGTGATGACTCTTGTTCTATTCTCCTGGATGACCAATCAGCAGTTTTTCTCTGAGTTAACGAATACTGATATTAAAGCAAAACTGCACGAAGAACAAATGAGACAAATCGAAGAAGAACAATTGCCTACATTTTTGGGTGGACATACCGATGTCGACGATAGCGATGGCAGTTATGTGGAAGACGGTGCAGTTTGGCGACCTGTTGTAAATAATTGAAAAACCCCGTTTTACTAAATAAACCGTAGATTTCTTAATCTCCATTTAATAGGAGCAAAAACATGGCTTTTCTAGTATCACCAGGCGTGAATGTATCCGAAATTGACGCAACTACAGTTGTCCCATCAGTTTCCACATCCACTGGCGCTGTTGCTGGCGCGTTTCAGTGGGGTCCAATCGATGTTGCTCGTTTAGTTGGCTCAGAAGAC